GCTCAAGGTAAAGGTACTAGTCTTAAAGACATGCCCGCTATAGACAGAGATCAATATTTAAAAAATACTGGTCGTACTTGGGATGAGAAAACACAGCGCAGTGTTCCTGCACAACAAAAACCACAACAGGAAGAAGATATCATGATGACAAATGAACTAGCAGAAATGATGCTCCTAGCAGGTATGACAGAAAGCAAAAAAGCAAAGCCCGACTACTTAGACTTTGACAAAGACGGCGACAAAAAAGAGCCAATGAAGCAAGCTCTTAAAGACAAAAAAGTTGACGAGTCAGAAGAAAAAGCAGATAAAGACTACGACGGTGATGGCAAGATTGAATCTGGTAAAGATGAATATCTTGGCAGCAAAATTGCAGCCGCTAAAAAAGCCGGTAAATTAAAAGAAGGTACTTGCAAGAGTTGCCATAAAGATCCATGTGTATGCAAAGAAGAAAAATGCATGGAGTGCGGCATGTATGAAAGCAAATGCAAGTGCGATGACGGTATTCAAGAAGCATTAAATCAAATGCGTCGAATTGCTGGCTTAAAAGAATGCGATATGAGTCCAGTTGCTACGGGTGTTGGTGACATGCAACAGCAACAAGGTAAAATGAATATCAGCACTAACATGGACAGCGATGGTCACAAGAGTGTTACAATTACCGCTGATGGCGACTCTGCACTAGAACTAATGCAAATGCTTAAACTAGCAGGCATGGGTGATCGTGGTGGTGAGGAAATGCACCAACATGAAGAGCCAGAAGGCATTATGGTTGTAGCACACGATGGTGAAGAATCTCATGAAGAAGAAGTTGATGAAACTAAAGATCCACGTTATCATGCCAACACCACACCAGAAGAACATGTTTACCCAGAACAAGTTTTAACTAGAGGTGGTAATGGCGAAGTTGCTGGCAGAAATAAACAAATGCACAAAGACGGATATCAATTCGGCGACAATCCAATGGCAATGAAAGAAAGCATGGGCTTAAAGTTCATGAAAGAATACGAAGGCATTAAGGTTAAAAATGAAAATACAAGACGTTATCGTAAATGAAGATATCGAAATTGGGGACAGCTTTGATATTGAGCTGGGCAACATAGTTATTGAAACTGGTGTTGTTGGTTTCATGCCTGACGGAATTATAGTAGAAGGTGATGCAAAAACTTTAGCCTTGCTTGGCATTAGTGGTGCGTTACTGGAGAGTGTTAAGTATACTAAAGAACAACAAGCAGGTACCACTAACAACTATATGGATACAGGCCCGGCATCGGTGACCGCTGGCAAAGCTAAAGAATTTGATCAGGCTACAAAACAAGCATTTAAGCCCAATACCCCAGGCTATTTTGATGACGAAGATCCTAACCCAAAAAAGATTCCACAATCCCAACATTGGGCCGATCCTAATCCAAATGTCCAAAAGACTGTACAAAATTATATGAATCGAAATTACATGGATTCTAACCCAGCACCTGGAGCACAAGATACCCAAGAATCTAGAATGAAAAACGAAGCTAAGTATCATGGACGTGAAGTGCCCTTAGGCAAAAAGATGGCCGGCGATGTTAAAAAGTCTAAAGTTTATGTACGTGGTCCAAAAGGCAATGTAGTCAAAGTTAATTTTGGCGATAAGAACATGCGTATTAAGAAAAGCATTCCTGCTCGCCGCAAAAGTTTCAGAGCTCGTCACAACTGCGCCAATCCTGGCCCGCGTTGGAAAGCACGTTACTGGTCATGCAGAAGTTGGTAAAACTATGAAAATTAAAGACATTATAACAGAAGGGCACGACGGCGAACGATTAGATCATGACGTGGCCGGCACCGGTGAATGGAAGTTTCGTGATGAAGGTGGATTTGACCGTGTGTACAATTTAAATCGTGTTATGATGGCGGTGGCCATGGCCGATGGCAAAAGTTCTAAACCGGTAGAAATGGATAAAAGCAGTTGGGTTGAAAAATATAATTTTTCTCGCCCTTATACTGAGGAAGAGCATATGATGCTTCACAGTGCTCTTAATACTGTTGATGCTGATTATATTCACAGTGACCCCGATCATCGTAGTATGGAACATCATACCACACATACATTAAGTCCAATGAAACCGCAGGGTCCTATCAAACTAAAAAAACCTAAGAAATGAAAATCAAAGAAGTAATAGTAGAAGGTGGTACTGGTAGTTTAACTCCAGCAGTAGCCCGTGCAATGCCTACTACTTGGGAACTTCCTGCATTACCCAATCAGGATCCTTATTTACAGTACAGAATGGGTGTTGCTATGGCCAGTGCTCGTAGCGGTGAACACATGGACGCTCAAAGTGCATTTGGTGAAAACATGAGTATTATTGGATACACAGATGCCGATAATGAAACAGTTAAACTTGCATTAAAAACCATGGGTAAGAAATACGCCAAAGGTGCCAAGTCTATTTCTACTAGAAAATCCGAAGAAGCTATAGACGTAAACAAGGCTAGCCCAACACCTACTAAAAAACGTAACAAATACGGTGTATGAAACAACATCGATTCACAAGTACATACAACTCAGATAGTACAATACCTGATGCAGTGATGGACACCAACGATCCAGCATTTGCTATTGCCAATGGTGTTGTACCTCGCCCTAATTATACAGAATTGCCTGTTTGGCAACAACATAATCCAGAAAATGAAAAAGCCCGAATAATGCGTGAACACGGTATTAAGCCGGGCACTCCTGCTTGGTTTGCTTTATGGGGCAAGGGCGGAGCAAGATAGTTAAATATTAATTTAAGGAGCCATTATGTGTAAGACAGCAATGGCGTTCCTATTCTGCTTATTAAGCCCTATAGCCAACGCCCAGGAGATTATAGATTTACAGAAACAGTTGAAGTGTTCAAAAGCTGAATCAGTTATGAACTATTTCAGAGATAATTTTCAAGAAATGCCATTATGGGTAGGGAAGACTAACACCGGAACACACATTACTTTGTTAGTAAACAAAGAAACTCGTAGTTGGACTATGATCGAATATGATGCTAGCATAGCCTGCGTATTAGGTGCCGGCGATACTAGCAGTAAACCGGAAGTTTAATTACTTGGGTTCAATTCCCAGATACTGATACCAGCTAGTGTGTCGAACTTGTACAGTACGAGCCTTCCACTTATTGATTAAGTGGAAGTGATCTGGCTTAAATGGAGCACGTAAAGGCTTCCACAACTTGTGACCTTTCTTATGGTTACAAGTTTTACAAGCAGTAACAGAGTTTTCCCAAGTAGTCTTACCGCCTTCGGCACGTGGAACTACGTGATCTAAAGTAAGATCCTTGTAATCAAATGTATCTGCACAGTACTGGCACTGAAACAAGTCCCTGAGGAACAAGTTACTGCGGCTAAATTTAGCAGACTTTTTGAAACTAAAGTAATCTTTAGTTACACAGACACTGGGAACTTTCATTTCGAATTTTTCGCTATGAATTATCCAGTCGTCATATTCTTCCAAAATAGTGATACGATCCAAAAAGTACAGTTTCACAGCATGTTGCCAGCTGATAACACTTAATGGAAGTACGCTAATTGGATTGTAGTCGCTGTTAAGCAAAAGTACGTCAGACAATTTGAAATCTCACTCGTTAGTTCATAAATATTGATTATATAGTATTTATTATTTCAGAGCAACCGAAAAAAATGTCAAAGCCAACGGAAACGGTTTTAATCAAAAAACCGAATAAAATAGAGTCCTTTACGGAACAACAAATTATTGAGATAGCTAAATGTGCTGACCCTATTACAGGACCACAGTATTTTTTGGAGAACTACTTCTATATACAGCATCCTACCAAAGGACGTATTAAGTATCAGCCTTTTGAATATCAAGTCAGGCTAGTTGATAGCTATCATAACTACAGATACAGTATTAATTTGATGCCACGACAGACTGGTAAATCAACCACAGCCGCAGGTTACTTGCTTTGGTACGCCATGTTTGTATCAGACAGTACAATTCTGGTTGCCGCACACAAATACACTGGTTCACAGGAAATTATGCAACGTATTCGTTATGGATACGAAAGTGTACCAGATTATATTAGAGCAGGGGTTACAAGTTATAATAAAGGCAGCATAGACTTTGACAACGGGTCACGTATTGTTAGTGCCACAACAACTGAAAACACTGGTCGTGGTATGTCTATATCACTACTATACTGTGACGAGTTCGCATTCGTTCGCCCGGGCATTGCCAAAGAGTTTTGGACTTCTATTAGCCCCACACTGGCAACTGGTGGTAAGTGTATTATTACATCAACTCCTAACAGTGATGAGGATCAGTTTGCGTTAATATGGCGTCAGGCAAATAAACGTACAGACGAATATGGCAACGAAACTGAATTAGGTGTTAACGGATTCAAAGCATTCAGAAGTTATTGGAAAGAGCATCCTGACAGAGATGAGAAGTGGGAAGCAGAACAGCGAGCACAGCTAGGCGAAGAACGTTTCCGTCGTGAAATGGATTGTGAATTTATTATCTATGATGAAACGCTGATTAATCCTATTCACTTAACTGAGATGGCTGGCATTGATCCTATGCAAAAACAAGGACAAGTGCGTTGGTACAGTACTCCACAAAAAGGTTCAGTGTACATTGTAGCACTAGATCCTAGTTTAGGCACAGGTGGAGACCCTAGTGCTATTCAAGTTCTAGAGTTACCTAGTATGAAGCAAGTTGCCGAGTGGCAACATAACCGTACTCCTGTGCAACAGCAAGTAAGAATACTGTCAGAGATTACCAAGTATCTTTGTGAGCACACATTAGTGGATACAGATGTTTACTACAGCGTTGAGAATAATACATTAGGTGAAGCAGCATTGGTTGCCATTGATGAGTATGGCGAAGAAAACATCAAAGGTATTTTTCTAAGCGAGCCCGGAAAAGTTGGATCTAGTAGACGATATAGAAAAGGATTTAACACCTCAAATAAAAGCAAACTCAGTGCATGTGCTAAATTTAAAAATCTAGTAGAAACACGTAAACTTCATATTGCTAGTAAAGCACTGATTAGTGAGCTAAAGACATTCGTAGCATCGGGCAGCGGATATGCAGCCAAGTTAGGTGAAACAGATGACTTGGTAATGAGCATGTTGTTGGCAGTACGCATAGCTATGTTCTTACGTGAATATGATCCTAACTTAGATGAAAAACTCAAAGATGGCGAAGATATGATCATGCCCATGCCCTTTATAATGATATAGGTTAAAAACATAAATATATTACTATGCTAGAAATTGAAAAAATTGCCGAAAACTTGTTTGATAAAATCCGTAGCCGATTTGAAGGTGTGAGTATCGGAGACGAGCATGCTAAAGCTACATTAGATCCTACTAAAGCAAGATTCTTTAACTTTGATTATGTATCCGACGGAGAAAATTACGGTAATTTAACTATCAGTCTAGTAGATGACAATAATTTAAAAGTCTATTTTGACAAAGATCTCGATGACAAAATGGATGATGATCAAAAGAAATATTGGTATAAATTTCTTAAAGGTCTGCGTTTATTTGCCAAACGCAATTTGTTAACATTTGACATTAGGGACATCGCTAAAAGCGGTTTGAACCTCAGAGACCTAAAACATGCAAATAAAAATGCAGACATAACAGACGTCGAAGACATACAAATGACTGAAAGCAAAATGTATGGCACCAGCCGCAGTAGCTATCAGAAAATGGAAAGTGTGCGTATCATAGCAAGACACAGCAAGCAAGTGGACGAAAACCAACGAGGTGCAAGAGCCAGACATATACAGGCGATCTACATCGAGAACCACGAAGGCGAGCGTTTCAAACTACCAGAAGGTACTACACTAAATGGCGCAAGAGTCTATGCTAGACACGTTAAAAATGGTGGACAAATCAATGACGACTTTGGACAGCACGTTGGCAAGATGATTAAAGAAATGAACAGCTTAAAACTATTTGCCCGTAACATGCGCGGCAGACAGTTTGAAGATGTTGAAACAGACTTAATGGTAGAAACCGCTATCGATCATTACGGCAAGTTACACAGAGACTTGTTTACACTACGTGGACAACGTGGTTACGAATCATATCTTGCATTATGGAAACCAGAAGCACTAACAGAAGACGAATTTGATATTGCTGCATTAAAAGAACGATTTGTTAAACGTGTGTTTGATGATAGATTAATGGACGCACTGCCTATTGTACAACGTGCATATCAAGAAAAGAAAAACAAGGTAGGCGAAGAATTTGAATCATGGGCCAATAGTGTACTAGAAGACCTAGACAATGATGACGAAGAAAACGACTTAGACGTTAACGTAAAAAGTCCTTTTGCTAATAGCATAGATAGTGGTGGCAGTGACATGGATGGCGGGCAAGTAGACAAAGGTATGGAAGCCTTTCTGCAAAATAATGGATTCATGTTCAAAATTTTAGATGGTAAGTTTTGGTTTGACAGCAAAGAAGAAGTCGAACGTGCCAAGGATGTTATAGCCGCACATGATCCTGAAATGGAATTTCCTCCCATGGGCGTGTACAATTACAACTACGGCATTTTTGGTGCCAGCGGCAATGATAGAGAATTACCAATGTCTGGTGTCAAAGAACATCTAGAGAATTTGGGACTTCTAAAACGATTATCTGGACTTACCAAATAATTTGATTCCCACATTTACACCTGCTATACTACGTGGGTGCTAAACAAAAATTTAAGTTTTTTTCTTTATAGACTAAATACTACTGTTAGATTATGCAACGGTGTATAATTTATCTAGGCACAACAAAGACCATCTTAAATCATATAGGAGAAACATTATGGCAACATCATTAGCAGACATTCGTGCAAAACTACAAGCACAAGAAGGCCGACAAGGCGGAAATCAAACAGGCGGGGACAATGGCATTTATGCCCATTGGAATATCCCAGAAGGTACTACAGCTCGTGTACGTTTCCTTCCAGACGCAAACACTAAAAACACTTTTTTCTGGGTTGAAAGACTTATGATCAAATTGCCTTTCGCAGGCATTAAAGGTCAACCAGAAAGCAAACCTACTTTTGTACAAGTACCTTGTGTTGAAATGTGGCAAGAAGCTTGCCCTATTTTGGCAGAAGTTCGTACATGGTTTAAAGATCCAGCATTGGAAGAAATGGGTCGTAAATACTGGAAGAAGAAATCATATTTGTTCCAAGGCTTTGTCCGTGACAATCCTTTGGCGGATGACAAAACTCCAGAAAATCCAATTCGTCGTTTTATTATCAGCCCACAAATTTTTAACTTGGTTAAAAATGCGTTGATGGATCCAGAATTGGAAAACTTGCCTGTAGACTACGAAGGTGGTCTGGACTTTACTATTAAGAAAACTAGTAAAGGCGGCTATGCTGACT